TCAGATGTATGCTTTGTCATTCACAACACTAAACTGGAAGAGCTGTACTTTTGCTACCACAGTGGGGACGATATGGCTCTCTACACTGGCGGTACTAAATGTAACCGTGCAGCTGTCTATAACTACAAAGAGGACAACTGGTCCTTCCAAGATTTACCAAACGTAGTCTCTGGCTCTGAGGCCAACATCAACTCAGTGACATCCTACGCGACAGCAACTCAGACATATGCAGACATTGGTGGCTCTTACCACGACCAAGAAAGTCCTTATGGGCGCAACCCTCTTGTTGTCTCTCTCGCAGATGCTGACGCTGGAACATCCGTATCTAAAGTGTATGGTCTTGACCTTGTAGACCGAGGCAGCTTGTCACAATCCTTAGACACTACAGTGTCTCCTGAGTTCCTCTTGGAGAGGGTGGGTATAGACCTTGATGATGCAGGCATCCCCCTCAGTGGTTACAAAGTAGTCTCTAGGTTATATCCGCAAGTTTCCACACCAAACTCTGATGGAACATTTAGCTTTACGTTTGGTGCCGCTGATACCCCTAACGCATCTCCTAACTACTCAACCTCTGTCACCTTCAATGCTCTGACAGACTATAAAGTAGATACCAGAATGTCAGGTAGATACCTGTCTTACAAAATGACCAGTAGCACCCTAAAAGACTTTGCCTTCTCAGGCATGGACGCTGAGTTAGTAGTCACAGGTCGGAGGTAAGACATATGTCACTATCCGACAAAATAAACCTACTGGTGTTTTCTTATGTTAGGCGACAGCAGCCCTCGTTAAACCCAGACTTCATTGTTAACTATATACAAGAAGAGCTGAGAGAGATTGAAGCTGCTACTCGTTCCCTTGCGGATGCAAGCATTCAAGTTGCAGACAGAGACCCTAGTAACCCAAGAAAAGGCATGGTTCGCTATGCCGTGTCTCCTTGGGATCCACTAGGCAACGGAACTCAAGGACTTGTTGTTTACAACGGTACTGCTTGGGTCGCTGTATGACCCGTAGAGTCCCAGTCATAAAGCGTCTTGGCAAATACACTGTGTCTTTGGAGCAATGCAGAGGGCTGACGTATATACATTGTGATATACACACTAAGTGGTCAGCATCTCTCAAACGTGAGCTACACGCTGACTTTAGCAATCTACTAGATTTATCTGACGTACAAGAGTTTTACACTTTGAGTGCTACTGATGACTACAAGCACCATAAATTCTTAGGACTTTTTGGCTTCACGCATATGGAAGATGTCCCATGCGAAGGGGGCCTTCTTAGGCACCTCTACAAAATAAAAAAATCGGAGTAACAAAATGGGTATTGATCCGTTTACCGCACAAATTGGCGCATCTTTAATCGGTGGTGTCATGGGCAAGAAAGGCGCAGACAAGCAGTATGACGCTCAACAAGCAGCTATTGACGCCCAACTGGCCCCCTTTAGACAATACGAACCATATGTGAACGCTAACCTATCTGGATCGTCTGGTGCCCTAGACGGTGTTCTTGCAACTGGTGCGTACACTGGTCCTACATATGCAGGTCCAAACGCATTCCAGACAGGCACAGCCGCTAACATGGGCAACATTGGCGGAAACCTCCAGAACTTCGGTTACGGAATGATGGACAATACGTCTGGCTTTGGCGCTAATGCCAACTCCTTGTTCAATCAGTACCAAGGATTGGCCAACTCTACACAGAATGACCGCCTAGCTACAGCCATGGACTACGCTCGTGCCAACGCAAACCCATTGGTTGACGCTGCAATGCGTGATGACCGCCGCAACCTCCAAGAGAACACACTGACGGGCATCGACCTTGCAGCAAGTGGCTCTGGCAACACAAATGCTAGTCGTGCTGGTGTTGCAGAAGCAGTAGCCCAGCGCGCCTTTGATGACCGTCAAGCTGATGTCGCCCTAGACGTACAAGACAGGCTTATTGACCGAAGCCTTGCGCAACAGTCACAGCAGTTCTCTGATCGTGGTGCCGCTCTACAAGGTGCAGGCATGGCCAACGAAGGCATACAGAACGCTTACACATCTGGTCTCAACACTCTGGGTGAAGGTGCCAACTTTGGTATGAACGCAGGCAACTCTCTGCAAGGCTATGAGCAAGCCCGTATGGACGATGCACGGGCCAACTTCGAGCGCCAGCGTGACTTTGAGTTAAACCAACGCAAAGCCTATCAAAGTGGTATTCTAGGCAGTGCGCCTACATCTGTAGGAGCTGTGAAGGCTAATACAGTAGACCCATTCCAAGCTGCCACGATGGGAGCTATGAGTGGCTTTGGCTTTGCCCAGCAGTATTTCCCACAGCAGGAATCCGTTGCTCCTGAGACTAGCTTGCGCCCACGCATGCGCTCTTTCGGAGGTATTTAAATAATGTCACGATTTCCACAGTCTCTCCTAGAAGACCCAAACGTACTTTCGGGCGCTGCCCGTATGGGCATAACGCCAGAGGAATATCTTGAGTACCTAAAGTCACAAATCGATAAGCAACAGTCTCCAGTTCTTGAGAGCTTAGAGTCTGGGCCTCGCATGGACACTGCTCCAACAGTTGCCACTCAACCAGCTCCAGTTTTAGAATCTGCACCTACTCTTTCTAGCGGTAACGGTTCAGTGAATTTCTCAGACCTGCAAAGAGCTAACGGTGCTCTAAGCGCTACTGAGGGTGACAGGTCAGGTGCATATCAGCCCTACGATTATAATCAGGGGGCAATAGCGGAACCTCTCCCAGTTCAGCAGGCAACAGTAATTGATGGCACTACACCTATGTTACAGCCCAACCCTAACGAACAAGCTGGTGCTAACTTTGACCCAGTACAGGCTCCTGTAGACTTTGCAGCAATGGAAGCTCAGAACTCTAAGAGCCCTGTCCTCATCAACACAACCACTCCAGCCCCTACCACTACAACAGCAGCGCAGGCACCAGTCTTAGGTGGCTCAAGCACAAGCTCTAGCCGCTCTCCAATACTCTCAAGAGGCGCAGGTAACATGACAGCTAATGCCCGTGGTTCCTCTTTAGGTATGATACCAAGAGGTGAAGCCTTGATACGAATTGGTGCCGCTGGTTACTCTGGTGCTCTCCAAGGCGATGGTCTTGGTGCAGCTGGTCGTGAATATGGTGCCATACAGGATGCCAATCGCAAGGCGGAAGTTGCAGCCGCTAAACAAGCAGAGGCAACACGCCTTGCAGAGTTGAGGGCTAGAGGTACTGGTGCTGGTAAAGTCGGTGGTAAAGAAGCAGCTAAGAATGCAAAGGCCCTATCTTCTGTAAATGATGCTATGTACTCCATGCAACGTGGGCTTGACGCTATTGCTGAAAGTCGTGCTGCTGGCGGCAATCTGACTGGTATTGGGGGTATCTTTAAGGGTGTCTTTGATAACTTTACAGGTGACGCTGATGCTAACAGGCGTTTGATACTTAGCAAACTGCGTGTGGATGATTCTTTACTGCGTGTTGCAGAAACTAAAGGTGCAATCTCAAACAAAGAAATGCAGCTGTTTCTTGCCCCTGCCCCTAAGAACTTCCAAGATGAGCAAATCTGGGTGGACTGGTTGAATGAACGCATGAGAACTCTTCGAGGCGTCCAATACCGTCTACAGACTGGAGAAGAGTTGCCGCTTGAAGAAAGGTCGCAACGCTTTGGTTCATCCACAGCCGCACCAAGTAACGACAGCCTTACAGACCAAGAGTTGTCTTACATAAACCAATCATAGAGGTTAATGATGGCTGAACTTACCATTGAAGACTACAAACGAGGTGCGCGTAATGCGGTGGCAGCAGGCGATAATGCAGCCGCCAGACGCCTTATAGAAAAAGCCCGTGAACTTGAAGGTATCTCTCAGTCATCCTCTAGCCCACAAGAAGACACTAACGGCCCCATGCAGGGCTTTGGTGCTGCCTTCCGCTCTGGTATCGACCAGCCACTGGAAAACATGGCAGAGACAGCAGCGGCTGTTGGTGCAACTGGTACAGCAGAAACTCTGAGCAATCTTACGTCTGCACCTGAGAACTATGAGTCAGCATCCGCTAAGTTTATCGAAGGCGATGAAGATGGCTCTTTTGCCTACAGATACCTACCGAAGGCTGCTGTTGAGCAAATTGGTCAGTATGCTGGCTCTCTTATCACACGGGCAGGCGGCGCTGCTGCTGGTACAGTTGTTGCTGGTCCCGCTGGTGGTGTTGTGGGTGCATTCGCTGGTCCGTTTGCCTTCGAGGCAGTCCAACTCCTTGGCCCTATTGCCAATGAACGCGCACGGAACAACGGACGCGACAAGCCAAACAAAGATGACTTTATAGCTGCTGCACAAACGGCAGCGGCATCTGGTGCCTTGAACGCACTGATCCCCGGCAAGGGTGGTATCGTCAAGAGAACTGCCTCTGAGACTGCCACAGAAGGTGCACAGAGTGTCGTAGAACAGACAGGTTCAACAGCAGGCACTGATGTAGGTCTACAGATTGACCCACGCCAAGCAGCTGGTGAGGCCATCTTGGGTGGTACAGCCGCTGGTGGTGTCAATGTTACACTTACCACAGTGAATAGTGCTGGCGACAAAGTCTTTAAGGCTAAAGAAGACCTAGATCCTGAGACAACCCAAGCTGCATCTGATGTGTCTGCATTGTTGCAGCGTGTTGCTGATGAGAACGGCTACAACCTCAAGAACATTGATCCAAACTCTAAGAAGGGCGCAAAACAAGCATTAGAAAGTGCTCGTGGCTCTTTGCTAAAAGAGGTAGACGCTCAAGTTTTATCCCTGAGTGAGAAAGGTCAGATCAAGGCTTTAAGTCCAGAAGACAAGGCATTCTTTAAGCAAGCAATCCGCGAGTCTAACGGCAAAGTAGGTACTACAGTCACCAAAGAGAACTTCGACTTTATGAAGGATCGTTTTGGTCAGACTGAAGAAGGCCAACGACTGCTAAATGCCTTTCGGCGCACTAATGTCCTCACTGAGATACAGGCTGATGGCCTAAAGGGCGGTGTTTCCCAGTTTACTGATGCTTTCAACCCGCTTCCAAGGCTGGGTAGCTCTTACAACCCAACTGGAATGATTGCAGGCAACATCAACACTGGTGCAGCCCTAGCAACTGGTGGTGGCTCGTTAGCAGCACAGATACCTCTCGTAGTTGGTGGTCGTGCCATCGATGCAGTCACTGGACGTAGGTCCAAGGTTAATCGTTTCGTCAAGAAGAACCGTAAAGGCGATGGTCTTGCCGATCCTACAGCTCCAGAGGCTCGTGATTTAGAGCAAGAGGCTAAAGATCGTAAAGCTGCACAATTAGCAATTTCTGCTCAAGACAGATTGGACAGGAGAAACGCGGCAGATGCTAGACGCGATGCAAAAGACGCAAATCGTGCGGCAAAAGAGCGTGTAAAAGATGCT